TCATCGCCAGCCTCCCGCTTCAATACTTCGGGGTGACGCTCGACAGCATCAAGCATCCACAGATACGCCTTGGCGTGTTGGTTATCGCCGTGGGTTTCGGCTATGGCAGCGCGGAACTCGGCGGCGGTCATTGGGTGTTATCCTTTATTATGTTCTTTTCAACCGTCACCGAAGCGCCGCCGGTGTGCGGGTTAAATGTCACTTTTAACACGCATGTTGTGAAGTCGTCGCGCATCCAACTGCTCACCCATTTAGGGTTATCCGTCACTGCCTTCGGGTATTTGTCGCCACCCCAGAGATCCCCCAAGCAGAGCCAGTATGTTTGATCGTCCGTCATCTCTCTAAATCTCCCAAACAAGCGCCAGGATTGCGCTAAGTGAAATCGCCGATACGACGATTGACGCTGTGATGATGTTGGCATCCAGGCGCGACAAGCGCGGCGGGAGGAGCCAGTCAATGAGGTCAGTCATTGGATGCGGCTTCCTTTTTCCTCGCCCGCTCCGAAGCCTTTAACCGGCTTTCTGCACAACGCTTGCAATGCGGCCCATAACTTTCATTGCGAGACCCGCGTAATATGCCAGATGCGCGCTTACCGCATTGATCGCAGGTGCTGTTGGTCGGTTCAAACCACCGGAGATTAGTCGTTTCACTCATTACTCAGCCTCCTGCTGATCGAGAAGTTTGCCCGCTAGGTCGATGTTCATTTCACAGAGCGCGAGAGACACAGCCGCAGAAAGCGCCCCATGTGATTCGGCGTAACCCGCAGCGCAGTAAAACGCTCGGTAATCGTCAGCGCTATGAAATTCCCTGCATCCAGCGCGATAAACGATTGCGCCGGACTTGATCCACGCCCAATGCGAGTAGCCACGCGGGCTGGTGCCTGACATTACAACGCCCTTGGCCCCGGCGAGGTCGGCCCGGTTGAGGTTGGCCCCGTCGAGGTTGGCCCCGGCGAGGTTGGCCTCGTAGAGGCTGGCCCCGTAGAGGCTGGCCCCGGCGAGGTTGGCCTCGTAGAGGCTGGCCCCGTAGAGGCTGGCCCCGTAGAGGCTGGCCCCGTAGAGGCTGGCCCTGTTGAGGTTGGCCCCGGCGAGGCTGGCCTCGTAGAGGCTGGCCCGGTTGAGGTTGGCCCCGTTGAGGTTTGCCCCTTTGAGGTTTGCCCCGTCGAGATTTGCCCCGTAGAGATTTGCCTCGTTGAGGTTTGCCCTGTAGAGGCTGGCCTTGTTGTTTTCAGCGGCCTGGCGAACGGTGTCGCCTTCCGCAATGACTTCGTCGGTGAAGCGGTTTTTGATCTGCACCATCATGCGTCTCCCTAATCGCGGTCGGGTGATTCCGTTTGCGATTTGATGTAGACATCTTATAAAAGCCCGATTATGGTGTAAAGCACTAAATGCAAAAAAGGTGAAAAAAAATGACGACGGACGAAGTGGTAGATTATTTCGAAACGCAAGAGGCGGTCGCCAAGGCGCTTGGGATTACGCAATCCGCCGTATCCCAGTGGGATGACCGACCGCCTATGCTGCGGCAGTATCAGATCCAGGTTCTGACGCGCGGGGAGTTGCGGGCTGATGACTGATATCAAAGATGTGCTTGAGCAACGGGCGGGGACGCATGGTGATTTTGTTGAGGTCTCATGGTTCGCGCAAAGCCTAAAAAAAGAAATGCGGGCGTATGAAGGATATGATGACCTCACATCCTGGCAGTGCGAGGCGCTGGACATGATCGCCAGCAAAATAGCAAGGATATTGGCAGGTAATGCAGACGAGCCTGATCATTGGCTCGACATCGAGGGCTATGCCAGACTGGCGCGTGAAAGGATTAACACTGATGGCTGACATTACGAAAATCATGGGTGGGCCATATCGCGGTGCCACGGTTGAAGCGTATTCCGAGCCGCCAGAGGTTCAGATTGCAGACGCCATGCGATCAGCAGGGATTGAGCCGCCAGCAGACATTCGGATTGACGGCCAGCTTCATCGGTTCAGCACTAAGGGCCGCAAGCGGGACGACTCCGGTTGGTATATCGTCTTCCCAGATACGCCTGTGGCTGGCCGGTTCGGGTGCTGGCGTGATGGCATTGACGGGACGTTTAGGGCCAATCTTAATCGTGAACTAACCGTCCCAGAACAGATGTCGATTGCCCGGCGTCAAAGCGAGGCCAAAGCGCTGCGGGACGCCGAGCGGCAGCGGAAGGCGGAAGTAGCGGCGGATACTGTCCAGGCCATATGGCGGGATGCCACAGGCGCATCGCCTGACCATCCATACCTCGCCAAGAAGAACATCAAACCGCACGGGGTGAGGACAACGGGCGATGGGCGGCTGATTGTACCATTGTTCGGCCCAGACGGGGATCTGAGCAGTCTCCAATACATAGGCGAGGATAAACGCTATCATCCAGGGGCTGCCACGCGGGGATGTAGCTGGACGCTGGGCGATTTAGACGGCTCAACGATATTTGTGGCCGAGGGGTTCGCCACAGCCGCTACAATCCACGAAGTGTCGAACAGGCCGGTGGTGGTGGCATACAGCGCCAACAATCTCCCAGAAGTCGTGCGGCAGCTTCGCGAGCGACACGGGGCGACCCAGGACATTGTGGTGGTGGCTGACAACGATGCGTCTGGCGTCGGGCGGAACAAAGCCGACGAGGCATCGGCCAAGCATGGCTGCCGGATCGTCATGCCTCCTGAACTTGGCGATGCTAACGACTATGCTCTGGCAGGCCATGATCTAATGGCCATCCTGTTCCCACCCCAAGATGACTGGTTGATCCCTGCCGACGACTTCTCAGCCCAGCCTGCACCGATCAAATGGCTGGTCAAGCGCTGGATACAGCGTGAAGGGTTGGTCATGATCCATGGGCCGTCCGGGTCGGGTAAGACGTTTATGGTTCTCGACATGATGGGATCAGTGGCATCGAGGGGAGCCGTGGGGGATTGGTTCGGTAACAAGGTCAGGCACGGGTCAGTCGTATATCTGGCGGGCGAGGGCCATCATGGTTTGCGCGGGCGATTGGCAGCCTGGAAGGCTCACAACAAGGTTGACGCCCTGAATATGTATATCTCAGCCCATGGCCTCGACCTCAACGCCCCAGATGGCTACCAGAAGGCTGTGGAGGCTATCAGGGGACTGCCTGAAGTGCCTACAGCCATAGTGGTCGATACCCTGCACAGGCACCTCCAGGGCGATGAGAACAGCGCGCAGGATGCCAAAGGGATGCTTGACGCCTGCGGGGCGTTGATCCAAGAGTTCAAGGCCACCGTGGTCTTAGTCCATCATACCGGCGTCTCAGCCGAAGCCCAGCATCGAGCGCGGGGATCATCAGCCTGGAAGGGTGCGCTAGATGTAGAAATATCTGTCATCCCAGGCGATACGATTGAGATCGTGCAGCGTAAGTCTAAGGATGCCGAGGCAGCACCAAACCTATTCGCTGAACTCCAATCAGTTCCGATTGCCGGCTGGTATGATGAGGATGGTGAGCAGGTGACATCGGCTGTGATGATCGAAGGGGTCGAGCCTATCAAACCAACCAAAGACAATCCGATCATCAAACATCAACGGACATTTGAGATGGCATGGAAGGGGGTCAAGAACCCCATTGACCCCGATGGGCGCCCATACATATCCCGTGATGACCTCCTGCAATATCACCTTAATAATCTCGGATTAAAGCCTGCATCAGCGGCCCAAAACCTCAAACCATCGGCGGATGGCCGGATTGTGTGCGAATTGCTAAGGTCTGGCGATATGGTAACGAGCGGCGATGGTTGGTCTGTTACCGGGTCATCATGGAAAACCGCACTTTTGCTAGGGGTTGAGGGCGATGGGTAACGAAGGTAACGAGGGGTAACGTAACCGTATTGTGCCGAAATTGGCAGAAGCGAGGAGGGGTAACGTAACGTAACCGGTCCCTTTAGGGACCGTTACCCGTTACCCTGACGATGCAGGAGGATTACGATGGAAATAAATGTGGCGACTAATGTGAAGAGCCTGACCCAGGTGATGAACGCTTTTGGCAAAGACCAACTGCCATTCGCCATGGCTCAGTCAATGAACCAGACGGCGTTCGAGATGCGGACCCAAACTATCGAACGCACATGGCCCGGCGATGTCACGCAACGCAACAAGCGGTTCATGCGTTCGGCCATGATGACGACGACCAAGCGGTCAGGGAACTATGCGACCAAGAAGAACCTGAACGTGACAGTGGGCAACCATCCCAAGGGCCACAAGCTGAACCGTGATTTCATGGAACGGTTGGCGGTCGGTGGGGTCAAGAAGCCACGCGGTACATCGCTGGCCATCCCTGGGCGCGATGCC